ACTGTAATAAAAGAGTCAGATTGGAAAACCTATTACGGTTCATCTGATGCAGTAAAAGAAATGCTTGAAGAAAAAGGCGCTGATAACTTCCACAGAGAGATACTAACTTTGTGTATGAAGAAAGGCGAACTTGGCTACCTTGAAGCCAAATACCAGTTTGAGCATGACGTATTATTACGTGATGATTATTATAACGGCATAATTAACTGCAAAATTCATCGAAGCCATGTAAAAGACTTGACATTTCTGATAGAATAGTGTATTCTGTTAGAAATACAAGGAGTCGTGAGATGATTATAAAACGTAAAAGTGTGTACAGCGGATTAGTCCGTTCTAAAGACATACCACTAGACCCACAAGACTGGGCATTGTTCCAATCAGGTTACGCAAGTATTATGGACGCAATGCCTTACTTATCAGATGTAGATCGTGATTTCATCTTGTCTGGTATAGTAGAAGGTGAATGGGATGAAGCATTTAAAGAAGAAAGTAGTGATGCATTATGATTATACTATTTAACGGACCGCCAGCATCAGGGAAAGATTGTGCGGCTGATTTTTTTAAAGCTAGAGGATACAAACACCTTTCCTTCAAATATCAATTATTTAAAGAGACTTTCAAGTTCTTTGATGTGACCGAAGATTGGTTTATGGAAGATTATGACAATCGCGCAGTAAAGGAAAGACCATCAGCACACCTTGGTGGCATGTCACGTCGTGAGGCTATGATATACGTGTCTGAGAAGGTTATCAAACCAAAACGTGGGTTGGACTATTTTGGTAAAATGGTGGCAGAAGAGATAGACCCCAATAAAGATTATGTTATATCTGATGGTGGGTTTTCTCATGAACTATTCCCTATTATGGACAAAGTTGGTACTGATAATTTTGTTCTTGTACAACTTGTTCGTGAAGGATGTGATTACTCTATAGACAGCCGTAGATACTTTAACGGCAATGTATTGAAAGAGCATGTTATTTCATCACGAACTGAAATTAACACTAAATATATATTAGAACATAAGTTTAATGTTGACACATACAGAATACACAACAATGGTAGTGTAGAAGACTTACACAACGTACTTGCACACACTTGGAAAGATATACGAAAAGGAATACAATGTCATCTTCAAAGAAAGAGCGCAGAGCAGAACCAAAGCCAAAACAACCAAAGTCAATATTCTATGAAAACCCATATGACGTAGAAACATTTTTCGAAGGGCTAGAAATAGCGGCACAGAATAATAAAGAACTACACTACGTAGATCGATTTATTGCCAACTTGAGGATAGACCCTCTACAAGATACATCCGATGTGGTGTTTAAAGTTTTAAATAGGGACTTGAAACTTGTAGTGTTTGAGCCTAAATAAACTGACTAAACAACAGAAAGATACATTATGGAAACTGTTAGACAAGCCTATAAAGATGGCATCATTGCCAACTTAAAAGAAAGAACTTGCGAAGTAACTTTCACCAAGAAAAATGGTGATGTGCGTGTAATGCAATGTACACTCATGGAAAGCGTACTGCCAGCAGCTAAAAAAGACGAACCCCTCACACAGAAAAAAGTTCGCGCCGTAAACGAAGAAGTTTGCGTGGTGTATGACGTGAATGCCCCAGGTTGGCGTTCATTTCGTTGGGATTCTGTAACTGATTTTAAACTATTGTAATTCGGAGAATTAATAATGAGCATGATTCATAAAGGACATATTGTCGAAAGCGAACAATCTAAGAACGCCAATGGTGGTACTGAAATGATGCGCAAGCGTCTATTAGACAACGTGGACTTTGATCTGTTGGGTGATGTTGCTATTCACTTTTCAAGACCAAGACACGTCCCAGCAGACGTAAATAAGAATATTTTGTACTGTCATGATTTAGCACAAGACCCAGAAAATACTATCTTACGCAATGAAAAGTGGAAGCAGTTCGATCATTTTGTTTTCGTATCTCAATGGCAACGTGATCAATATGTTGCTATGTATGGAATTCCATTCTCTAAGTGTTCTATCATTCAGAACGCCGTAGAGACGGTCTACGAGCCAATAGAGAAACCTACTGAACAAATTCGATTTATATACCATACAACGCCTCACAGGGGCTTAGAGTTGCTCTATCCAGTGTTTGATGCGCTGACTAAGGTACATGAGAATATCCACTTAGATGTGTTCTCATCTTTTTCAATCTATGGGTGGGAACAAAGAGACGAACCATACCGTGAATTGTTTATGGAAATGACTGACCATCCAAACATTACCTATCATGGCGCACAGCCTAATAGCACTGTTTTGGAAGCACTCAAGCAAGCACACATTTTCTTATATCCATGTGTTTGGCAAGAAACGTCGTGTATTGCAATGATCGAAGCTATTCGTTCTGGTGTACTTTGTATTCACCCTAACCTTGGTGCTTTGAGTGAAACAAGTGCTAATGCGACGATCCAGTACAACTACAATGAAGACAAAGCTTCACATGCTAACATTGCTTACGCATATGCTAAGCAAGTTCTTGATATCCAAAAGAATGACCCAGACTTTCTTACTAAGATGACAACAAGCGATAGAGCGCAGTTGTATCCTCATAGTATTGATATCTTTAAAAGCAACTGGACAAAGCTTTTGCTAGAATTGAGAGCAAATGGCTGATATAATTGAATTCCCAAAACAGAAAAGACTTGGTAGTCCACCCCAGAATGAAGATGAACTTGCTGATCAAGTAACAGACTTTAGATATGGTTTGGCTGATCAAGTATCTGAACTGATATGGCAAAGCGTATTGACGGAACTTATTAGAAGCGGATGTGATTTTGGTGATGATCCATCTGAATACTTTCCGTCCATAGTTCTTGTTTTGGAAACAATAAAATCACTACATCTACTGAGCCAAGGATTGCACCACCCTCTGCAAGACTTTGCGAATGATGCTATAGACTTAGATGAATATCACAACGAAGTAGATAAAATACTTGACAATGAGGAAGATATAGACTAAGATGGTCTATAAGTAAAACAAAGAGAAATATTATGGCAATACTAATGGATTTTAATCAGGTTATCCTTGCATCACTTTTTTCAAGCATAGGTAACCACACAAACATTGACATTGACGAAAACGTCATTCGTCATATGTTTTTAAACTCTGTTCGCACGAATAGAAAGAAGTTCCACAAAGACTATGGTGAAATTATCATTTGTGCTGACGGAAAAAATACATGGAGACGTGATGCGTATCCATATTACAAAGCGAACCGAAAGAAAACACGAGACAAGTCTGATCTTGATTGGAATAACGTATTCAATATCATGAACGTCATCCGTGATGAGATGCGAGAGTTCTTTCCGTATAAAGTAATACACATTGATCACTGTGAAGCAGATGATATTATTGGTACTATTATACACAAAGAAGGTACTGACTTAAATGTCGGTGGAGAGAGATACTTAGTCTTATCGGCTGACAAAGACTTTATTCAGTTACAGACATACGCAAACGTTGATCAATATGATCCTATCCGTAAGCGTTGGCTAACTGACAAAAACCCATCACAGTTCCTTGAAGAACATATCATCAAGGGAGATAGCGGTGATGGCGTACCCAATATCCTATCGGCTGACAATTGTTTGGCTGTAGGAGAACGTCAAAAGCCCATGACGCAAAAGCGTATGGGTTTGTATAGAGGCACTACTGAGAACATGGATGAGGAAACTATCGCAAGATACAATCGCAACAAAAAGATGATTGACTTGCGTGAAGTACCTCAGAACTATCAAGATGCAATCATTGCCGAATATACAAAAGAGGAAACTGTTGGGCGTTCACAATTGTTCAACTTCTTTATAACTAAGAAACTAAAGAACTTAGTTTCAGACATACAGGATTTTTAATATGGCAGTAAGACGATCTATTTCAGAAATCGTAAATCACGTACAAACACTTGGCTCTAAGAGTGAAAAGGTTGCTTGGCTCAAAGAAAATGACAGTCAACCGTTGCGAGTTGTCTTAAAGAATATATATGATGTAGGGGTAAAGTTTTTAATACCAGACACAGCCCCACCATGGAAATATAATGAGTATGAAGATGAAGCAAAGGCACTTTTATTTCAAGAGGCACGTAGACTGAGGATTTTCGTTGAGGGTGGTGGTTACGACACATTGAAACCAATTAAGCGTGAACAACTGTTCATCAGTCTTTTAGAAGACATTGATAATGAAGATGCTGATTTATTGGCAAACCATATGATATCGCACAAGTCCGTAAAGGGGCTTACAAAGAAAACTGTAATGGAAGCATTTCCAGACCTAATCGAAGAGTAAAATAAGATGGCTAAGACCTTTAAAAAATTCCGTGAAGATTATGACGAAGAGTGGGGATCGGGGGATGATGAAGTCCACGATAAAGAACACAGAATGAAACAGCGACGTGATAGAAAGCGTATGAAGCGCCAACAGAAGAATGAAAATCTATCTGTTAAAAACGACGACTAAGAAAGTTTTATATTATGATGATGAATGAAAAAGTAATAATGGTAGACTGCGATGGTGTGCTATTAGAATGGACGTACAGCTTCTTTAGATGGATGGAGAAACAGGGATACAAGCCTGTAGACCCAACCATCTCGACATACTGCATGGGTGCTACGTTTGGTATCACTCCAGAGAAGGCACATCAACTGATTGAGTATTTCAACCAGTCGGCGGCTATTGGATGGCTAACACCATTCCGTGATGCTGTTAAGTATGTCCGAAAGCTAAACCAAGATCACGGATACGTATTCCATGTAATCACATCTCTATCAGATGACATCTATGCAGGTAAGCTACGAAAGAAAAACCTTGAAGCCGTGTTTGGTCGAAAGATTTTTGAAGAAATCATCTGCTTGCCATGTGGTGCTGAAAAGCATGAGGCTCTTGAGCCATATCGTGATAGTGGGTGCATCTGGGTTGAAGATAAACCAGAGAATGCTGTATTAGGGGCAGAGATGGGTTTACACTCATTCCTACTAACCTCAAATCACAGTAAAGATTTTTTCGACCATAAAGTAACAAATATTAGAAATTGGCGCAATTTGTACGATTCAATCGTATAAATAGATGTATAGAATATAAGGAGCATTAATGCCTACCTATAGTTTTGAAAACAAAGAAACACATGAACAGTTTGAAGAAAGTATGCCTTGGGCAGACTTAGAGCATTACCTAGCTACCAACAATCATATCAAACAAATATTCAATAAGTTTCCGGGAACAGTTGACCCGTACCGTCTTGGGCTTAAAAAGCCCGATGACAGCTTTCGTGATGTACTCAAAAATGTAAAACATCATCATAAAAAAGATAACATCAACACATGGTAAAATCCTGATCTTGAGTTATCACAAGGAGGTTTCATGACAAAACAGCGCAGATTATCCCGCAAGGAAAAGCGTAGACAAGCGAGAGACAGCGAACATATGGTAGGTATTCTCAACCAAAAATTCGCAATGCGACAGATTACACCATTAACAGTCTCTCAATCTGACTTATTCAACTCTTACAAAGAAGGAAAAAATCTCGCGGCAGTTGGTACTGC